TATGACAACCTCTATGAGAGTGTGGCGTCATCCGTGTTGAGCAATAGCAACAAGAGAACTGCGCAGCGTGCCATGCACATGCGTAGTTTGTTTTCTGAGACGGTGCTTTCTGAACCACGCCCGACCCAAGGACATACACATCCAAAGGCCGCCGCGTACAGAAGCGCCGCATCTGACTTCATGGATCTGTACGCCATGCAATCTAACAGTAGGTTGATGATGTACCAGATGTCTGCAGCAGACCAAAGAAAGAGCAGAAAGGGTACCAGGATCTATCTGTGGGGAAAAGACCTCAACGCCGACGCACGTATGGACTATGTTTGTTCATGTGACGTGGTCGGTATGGTTGACGTTGACTACTACATTGAAGATCTGCCAGGCTGGCTCGCCGAAAAGGGCGTCCCAGCATTGTTCTACACGTTCCAACCCTCGGAGGTTGCGAGCCAGGTTGGAAACGCCAGCCATACCTTCTTGGAGGATGGCACCGTCAAGTACTCTGTATCTGGCGGCGGTAAGTACAACCACATGTTGTGGAACTTCTCTGGCGACTCTTTCGCACACACTGAACGTGTGTGGGGCTGGCCTGTGCGCCACTCAGTATTTGCACTCGAACGCAAACGTGTTGATGAACATCACTCGGTCATCCTGGCTGTCCCTATGGGCAGGTTCACGGGACCGGTGACAGCAGCACTGGCGTCATGGAGGCTCAAAGCAGCACCGCTTCAAAGGTTGGAAGTGCGTGACTCAGGCTTTGCGCGTCTCGAGGTGCACACTGAGAATGGTGTGAAGGTGTCGACAGCTCGCCTTGGTCATTATCTAAGTGCCAACGTTCCGGCGGCCGTAGATAACGCGATTGAACTCGCAGCGTGGCAACTCAAGCTAACCCATGCAACCGTAGTGTCGAAGATGGTTGGATCGGGGAAGTGCGCCACGTCAGAGGGATCCGAAGCTCTTCATGCTTACTGGTTGACGAAGACCGGAAAGTTGGAGCTGAAGACGCGCAAGCAGACTGAGCAAGTGTTCGTGATGGACGACCTGCACTCGTACCAGTATACGTTATCGTTACTGAACTACGAGGTCGGGAAGCCAAGCATGGTCCAGTTTATGAAACCGTTGGTAGACGCAGCATACGCTGCGGAGCGCATTGTTGAGAACGACAAGCGTGCAGTGGAAAAACGTGTGAAACAACCCCAGGAGAGAGCCGCGAAGGCTAAGGGGCCAGATCCGTTTGTCCGTTTGTGCATGCAGGAGTTCGTCAGCAAGCTGGTCGAGGTGATCGGCAATGAGCTACGCCCGGTGGATTACGAGACTGTGTACGATAAGCAGGGGCGCGCCAAGCAGCGCGCAGACCTCGAGGAGTCCGAGCATCGTCATGATGAGCACTCGGCTACAGCCATGCAGAAGGCGGAGGCGTATGATGGGCCGAATGACCCACGCAACATCACGGTGATCCATCCCGTGGCAAAGCGTGAGTATTCAAAGTTCATGTACGCTCTTTACGCCGCAATGGTTGAGGTGCCCTGGTATGCGTTCGGGAAGAAACCAGTGGAGATCGCGGAAGCGATGGCTGGTCTGTGTGAGAAAGCCACCGGGTGGTGGGCGGACACGGATTTCAGTCGCCAGGACGGACACGTACACTTCGCGACCAGACTGTTGGAGCAGTTGGTCATGATGGGCGTGTTCGCGGAGGAATACCACGAGGAGATCAAGCAACTGCTTCGATCCCAAACCTTCCTCAACGTTCGTACTCGATTTGGTGTCCGTTACAACAGCGGGTGGAGCAGAGCCTCGGGCTCTGCAGAAACAGCTGTTTTCAACACCTTGCTCACGGCGTTCATTTGCTTCCTTGGTTGGAGGATGACCAGGAAGCCCGAAGGGTTCTACGACAAGCACGAAGCATGGGAGATGCTAGGTTTGTATGGTGGAGACGACGGAGGGACGCCGGATCTTGATCCGAAGATGGCAGAGAAAGCTGCGGTTGCGATGGCTCAGAAGTTGGAGATAGTCATCGTACCCAAATGGGAACCAGGAGTGCAATTCCTGGCCAGACACTATGGGCCCGGTGTTTGGTCGGGAGACGCTAATTCCTGTTGCGACGTGCGCCGACAACTGTCGAAGTTCCACGTCACTACCCACCTCAACAAGGTTACCGAAGTAGGTAAATTGTTGGAGAAGTGTTTCGCATTCAGCTTGTGCGACTCAGAAACCCCAGTCATTGGCGAGTTCGTCAAACACGTGCTTATTCAGTACGTAATTGAGACCGGCAGTCACTACCAGTACATCAACGCCCTCAACATCTGGAACACGGATATCGAGAAGAGTTCGCACTACCCCAATGTCTACGCAGAGTGGATGGACGAGCTCATCGATCGTCAGTTCGATGGACAGTTGGACAGAGGAGCTTTGGGAACCTGGTTGGGACGTCATCCGTGTCTCGACGGACTCCGAAACCCACCGTGCTTGTTTTCCCCTCCACCAGGAGAGAGGAAACCCGACGGCGTGCTTGTCACAGATGGTGAGATTGTTCCAGAGAAAGGGAAACAGTCTGCGCCCAGTGAATCCAAGCCAGCTGATGGACCCAAGCAGCGACGTGAGCAGCGGAAAGAGCACGTTCGTGGTAATGGTACTCGCAGACCACCCAATGACAACCCCACTCATGGTAGACGACGACCTAAGTCTGACAAAGACTGGGTACGTAATCCTCCAAACTCTCACGAGGACTTGCAGACCAGGAGTGGTCAAATTGTTGCCAAGAGACCAGCAATGGCTCAACGGAAGCAGAAGCCACATCAATGATTGATTTGAAGTGGCCGCCTAAATGCTTTCGTTCCTGTACCCCAGGTAAAACCCCCCCCCCTCAGGCGAATTTCCTTCGTGAATCTGACTTTACCCCTTTTCAAAGTAAAAGGTGACCGCTGTCCGTCCGCAATGGGTAACATCTTATTGTGCTGTACCGATGGTGGGAGCTCCACGTATGACAACCTCTATGAGAGTGTGGCGTCATCCGTGTTGAGCAATAGCAACAAGAGAACTGCGCAGCGTGCCATGCACAT